ATTAGCGCTTACCACCCTACACTAGCAGCACAACTAGTAGATTATAAATTCCAAGATGAGGACATACACCAAGCATTTGCTGATATGTACGGAGTAGATTATAAGAAAGCTAAAGAGCTAACGTTTAAACAACTATATGGAGGAGTGTTTAAAGAGTATAAAGAACTAGAATTCTTTAAACGGGTTGAGAAATATATAGATGATATAAGTAAGGAAGAAGAAGTTGTCTGTAAGTCTGGATATGTCTTTAAAACGGATATGAAAAAACAGAAACTGTTTAATTACATACTTCAAAATACGGAAACGTATTATAATGTACTTATTTTAGAAAAAATTATTAAGTTGTTAAAACATAGTAAAACTAGAATTGTACACTATACTTATGATTCATTTCTTTTAGATGTAGATAAATCAGAAAAAGACTTAATTAAGTTAATCTTAGACGTGTTTAAGGAGTATAATTTTAATGTAAAAGTAGAAGCGGGTAATAATTATAATGCTTTAGAAAAGGTGTAATATTTATACGTAAACTACAATAATGAAAAATAAGTTATTTTGCACCTTTACTACCCAGGATGAATTGGAGAAAACACTGGTAGAGGTAAAATCTAGCTACGATATACTATATAAGAAAATTTTTGTTTTATACATAAAAAGTAATGATGAGTACGTCTGTACTTATAATGTAGAGCCGTCAAGCGTAGAGGAGATTTTACCGAATACTATACTAGTCCATAGAAAAAAAGAATCAAACACATTATACACTATAAATGCTCTAAATGAGCTAATAAAATTGTTAAATGGGGGAGTTGTTGATATACGATATAAAGTTAATTGGCAACATTATCGTAATACAATCCTACTCACCCAGCATAATGAGTTAAAACAGCTGAAAACAAAAATCCATCAGATTCTTGAACTTTAATTTGGTTTTCTAGATTTACATTCGTATATTTAGAAAAAGTTACATTTTTAAAAATTAGTTATATTATGGATTTAAATGCAATTCGCAGTAAGCTGAACTCCCTACAGCAAACAAACAAGGGAGGCAATCAAAACAGCACTAGTTTGTTTTGGAAACCGAGTGTTGGTAAACAGGTAATTCGTATTGTACCCAACAAGTTTAACAAAGCTAATCCTTTCACGGAAGTGTATTTTCACTACGGAATTGGAGAACGCACAATGATTTCACCTATTAATTATGGTGAAAAGGATCCAATCGCTGAGTTTGCGAAACAACTTCGTACTACTAGCGATAAAGAAAACTGGCGTTTAGCCAAACAACTTGATCCTAAAATGCGTGTGTTTGTTCCAGTGATTGTACGTGGAGAAGAAGAACAAGGTGTTAAGCTTTGGCAGTTTGGTAAGAATACTTACCTCGAATTCCTTTCACTCGCTGATGATGATGATATCGGTGATTACACTGACATCCACCAAGGTCGTGACATCACTGTAGACACAGTAGGTCCTGACGTTACAGGTACTGCTTACAACAAGTCTTCTGTTCGTGTTAAGACTAAGCAAACCCCACTTGGTGATGCTGATCAAATTCAAAAGTGGTTGGAAGATCAAAAGAACCCAACTGAGGTATTTAAGCGTTACTCATTTGAGGAAATGAAAGAAAACCTTCAGAAGTTCTTGACTCCTGAAGATGCTCAAGAAGGAGACATTATTGACGAAGATAAGTCTGATCTCCCTTTTGATAAAGGGGGGTCTCAAAATAATTATGCAGTGAAGGCTCCCCAAAAAGAAAGCAAAGTTGATAAATTTGATGAATTGTTCAGCTAATGCCTAGAGGAAAGAAAGCATCATTAACAGCTGCTGTCTCCCAGGAATTGAAGTCTAACTTTGATCTTGCAAAGTTTAAGGAAAAGAAAATGCTTAACTCTAATGTTAAGTTTAAGGATCAACAATGGATCCCACTTTCTAAAGCATTTCAAGATGTAACTTCAATTCCTGGGATTCCTCAAGGACATATTGTTTTACTTAGAGGACACTCGGACACTGGCAAAACAACTGCTTTGATTGAAACAGCAGTTGCAGCCCAGAAGCGTAAAATCCTTCCAGTATTTATTATTACTGAGATGAAATGGAGTTGGGAACATGCCCAACAGATGGGATTAGAACTTGAAACCGAAGTCGATGAAGAGACTGGTGAAATTCTAAACTATAGTGGGCAATTTATTTATGTAGATAGAGAAACTATTAATTCAATTGAAGACGTAGCTGCCTTTATTTTAGATTTATTAGATGAACAAAAGAAAGGTGACCTACCTTATGATTTGTTATTCTTATGGGATTCAATTGGTTCAGTGCCTTGCGAAATGTCCATCAAGTCTAATAAAAATAATAATGAGTGGAATGCGGGTGCGATGTCTACACAATTTGGTAATAACGTAAATCAACGTATTACTCTTTCACGTAAAGAAAGTAGCCCTTATACTAACACTCTAGTTTGTATTAATAAGGTTTGGACTGCAAAAGCAGAATCTCCTATGGGTCAACCCAAATTGATGAATAAGGGTGGATATGCTATGTGGTTTGATTCAACATTTGTAGTAACATTTGGTAATATTATGAATGCTGGTACATCTAAAATTAAAGCAATTAAAGATGGCAAGCAGGTAGAATTTGCTAAGCGTACTAATCTACAAATTGATAAAAACCACATTAATGGAGTTACTACAAGGGGTAAAATTGTTATGACACCCCACGGGTTTATTAATGATGATGATAAAGAAATCAAACAATATAAATCTGACCATGCCCAAGCATGGGCCCAGATTTTAGGAGGTACTGATTTTGATATTATATCTGAAGATCAAGAAGTACACGAAATTTCACACTTCGAAAAAGAACCCGAATAATGATTAAAAAAGATTACTTAAAGATGCTCAATAACATTGAGCAAGGGGAAAGTTCTGTTAAACCCGGGCAACACGATAGAGTTATTTTTATAGATGGTCTCAATTTATTTTTGAGAAACTTTGCCGTACTAAATTTTATAAACGGGAGCGGTAACCACATAGGAGGCTTAGCAGGCTTTCTCCGTTCTTTAGGTGCTCTTATAAATCAAATCCAACCAACTGCCATGTACGTTGTATTCGATGGGGTAGGTGCCTCCACTAATAGGAGGTACCTACTTCCCGAATACAAATCTGGAAGACATACCAATCGTATTACTAATTGGGATGCATTTGATAATATTGACGAAGAAAATGATTCTAAAGTAGATCAAATTATAAGACTTATTCAATACCTAAAATGCCTACCAGTTAATGTAGTATCCATTGATAAATTAGAAGCAGATGATATTATAGCTTACATGGCTAAGGATATGTCTAAAAGATTTAATTCAAAATCATATATCGTTTCCAGTGATAGAGATTTCCTTCAATTAGTAGATAAAAACATTACAGTTTATCGTCCCATAGAAAGAGAATTTTATGATGTTGCTACTGTAAAAGAAAAATTTGGAATTGTTCCCGAAAACTTCATTCATTATAAAGTTTTATTAGGAGACGCCTCTGATAAAATACCAGGAATTAAAGGTCTGGGTAAAAAAGGAGTACTTAAAAGATTTCCTGAGTTAGCAGATGGTGCTATGCCTTTTGATAGATTATATGATTTAAGTGTAGAACGTTTAAAAGATAGTGTAGTGTTTGCTAGGGTAGTTCAAGATTGGGAAAGATTAATTAATACTAAAAAAATTATGGACCTAGAAACTCCTATGGTTTCAGAGGAAGAAAAGGAATATCTTTCTCAATTACCATTGGANCCACTTAATGAGCTTCGTATCTTAGAATTTATGAGTTTATATAGTGAAGATGGATTAAACCATCACATTAAAAACACAGAATTTTGGTTAAAAGACACATTCACAAGATTAGTATATTAAAATGACTCTTAATTCACTTGCTACTTATGGCACTGCCTTTCAAATTAAGGTTCTATCTTCACTTCTTACGCATAAGGAGTTTCTTCAACAAATGCATGATGTATTAAGTGAAGAATATTTTGATAATCAAGCACATAGATGGGTTGTCAAAAATATTTTAGATTACTACGAACAGTACCATACTACTCCTACAATGGAGGTACTAAAAGTAGAAATGAAAAAAGTTGAAAATGAAGTATTACAACTTTCAATTAAAGAACAACTACGTGAAGCTTATCAATCATCAAAATCCGATTTAGAATATGTTGAAAAAGAATTTTCGGCATTTTGTAAAAACCAACAATTAAAAAAAGCACTTTTAAATAGTGTAGATTTACTTAACTCGGGTGATTTTGAATCTATTAGAGGACTTATTGATAATGCCCTAAAAGCAGGTAATGATAAAAATCTAGGACATGAATATCTTAAAGACACTGAAGCTCGCTACAGAGAAGACGCAAGAACAGTTGTTCCTACACCTTGGGACAAATTTAATGAACTTATGCAAGGGGGTCTGGGCAACGGAGATTTTGGTCTTATATTTGGTAACCCTGGAGGAGGTAAGTCGTGGACTTTGGTTGCTCTTGGTGGATACGCCGTAAAAATGGGGTATAGTGTACTGCACTATACTTTAGAACTTGGCGAAGATTATGTAGGGCGACGATATGATGCCTATTTCACAGGTAAGCCAGTAGATACACTATTTAAAAACAGAGAAAGAATTAACGAAGTAGTAGAACAACTTCCAGGCCAGCTAATTATTAAAGAGTTTTCACCTGGAATGGCTACAGTTAATACTCTTCGATCACATATTCAAAAATGTCAAGATTTAGATTTTGCTCCGGATTTAATTATTGTTGATTATGTAGATCTTCTTTCATCAAAGAAACGAGTTAGTGATAGAAAAGGAGAAATAGACGATATTTATCTAAGCACTAAAGGTCTTGCTAAAGAGTTACAACTACCTATTTGGTCTGTTTCTCAAGTAAACCGAGCAGGGGCAAAGGATAATGTAATTGAGGGTGATAAAGCTGCTGGTAGCTATGACAAAATGATGGTTACCGACATTGCTATATCTCTTTCACGTAAAAAGGAGGATAAAGTAAATGGAACAGGAAGATTTCACATTATGAAAAACAGATACGGAATGGATGGAATGACATTTTCAGTGGTAGCAGATACTTCTACAGGACATTTTGAAGTCTCAGACCACCACTTTGATGATAGTGAAAGTCCTCTTCCTGCTCAACCCCTCCCTGGCACTAATCTTAATACTTTGGATCGAGATGTTTTGGCTGAGCAATTTTTTCAATTAAATACTTAAAAACAATAAACTAAGAATGTCTAAAAAAAACTTAAAAGAAGAAAGAATAGTCTATAAGCCCTTCGAATACCCCGAAGCTTCAGACTATTGGCTTAAACAACACCAAGCACATTGGATTCATACTGAAGTTCCAATGATGAGTGATATAAATGATTGGAAACAAAATTTAAACGAAACTGAAAAAAACATTATAGGTTCAATTTTAAAAGGATTTGCTCAAACAGAAACAGTAGTAAACGATTATTGGACTGGACTGGTAACTAAATGGTTTAGAAAACCAGAAATCATAGCAATGGCGACCACTTTTGGGGCTATGGAAACAATACACGCCGAAGCATATTCACTATTAAATGAAGAACTTGGACTTGATGACTTCTCGGAATTCCTTGAAGATGAAACTACGATGGCCAAAATTGAAAACCTTATGTCTGTTAGGGATAGTTTTGGTGATGAAAAAGATTGGCACGAAATTGCTAAGAGCTTGGCCATATTCTCGGCCTTTACCGAAGGAGTTAATCTATTTTCAAGTTTCGCTATATTATTATCGTTTAAAATGCGAAACAAACTTAAAGGAGTTGGACAAATTGTTGAATGGTCCATTAGAGATGAATCAATGCACTCCGAAGCAGGATGTTGGTTATTTAGAACCTTAATCGAAGAAAACCCTGAATTAAAAACACCCGAACTTAAGACAGCTATAACTGAGGCTGCTTTACTTTCACTACAACTTGAAGTAGATTTTATTAATAAAGTTTATGAAATGGGTGATTTAGAAGGATGTAATAAAGAAGATTTAATCTCATTTATTAAACATAGAGTTAATACTAAGATGGGTGATCTCGGTTACGAAGGTGTAGTTAATGGGATTGATCCAAATGCACTTAAAAGAATGAAATGGTTTGACAGCCTATCAGCAGGTAAACAACACACTGACTTTTTTGCTTCAAGAGTAACAAATTATTCAAAAGGTACAAAACAGTGGGACGAATCAATATTTTAAAAAATAAAAAACAATGTACCAATACCCTGAAAAATATACTTTTACAGAAACTTGGTTTGATATAGCTATACCAACTTGGGAAAAATTATTCCCCCAGTACTTAAAAGATCATAGTATAAATAATGTACTAGAAATAGGTTGTTATGAAGGAAGGGCTACAACGTATTTATTAGATAATTTTTTAAAAAAAGATATAACTTATGATGTAATAGATACCTTTGGAGGTTCTTTGGAAGAAAGTGGAATGCAAGGTACCAAAGATAGATTAGCTCAAGATAATTTTATTTTTAATAATTTTAAACATAATATTTCTTTTCATTCTGGAGTTGATTTTACTATTTATCAAAACATATCCCAACTTCAACTTCCTAAATTAATAGAACAAGACAAAAAATATGATTTTATCTACGTAGATGCTTCCCATAGATCCGATGATACCCTAGTAGATGCTTATTACTCTCACCAATTATTGAGTCCTGGAGGTATGATAATATTTGATGATTATGGGTGGAAAGATCCTAAACAATCCCATGTAGTATGTTCCCCTATGTTAGGGATACAAGTTTTTTTTAATTTTTATGATGAATTTTATGATATAATAATGCAGGGATACCAAATAGGAGCAATAAAAAAATAACAATCATGGATGGAAATTTAACAGCAGATACAACCCAATGGGTTAAGGGTAAAGATTATCCGGAATGGATGGATGAAGTAGGTGTAGCAACAATTTCTAAAGGATATTTACTACCAGATGAAACACCTAAAAAAGCATATAGAAGGGTTGCCAAAGCAATCGCAGAAAGAATACACCATCCAGAACTTGAAAGCAAGTTTTTTAAGTATATTTGGAACGGTTGGATTGGGCTTGCTAGTCCTGTATTATCTAACACAGGCACAGATCGTGGGTTACCTATTAGTTGTTTTGGGATTGATACCCCTGATTCAATTCGTGGAATTGGTCTTACTAATGCGGAACTTATGAAATTAACTGCCCTTGGGGGTGGTGTTGGGATTTCAGTAAGTAGAATTCGCCCTAGAGGAACTACTATTACGGGAAATGGTAAATCTGAAGGTGTAGTTCCTTGGTGTAAAATTTATGACTCATCAATTATAGCAACTAACCAAGGTTCAGTTCGTAGGGGGGCTGCTTCAGTAAATTTAGATATCAATCATCCTGATATTAAAGAATTTATGCAAATTCGAAGACCAAAAGGTGATCCTAATAGGCAGTGTCTTAATCTTCACCAATGTGTAGTAGTAGATGATGCTTTTATGCGTCGTTTACAGGATAGAGACAGTGAGGCTATGTCATTATGGCTTGATATTCTAAAAACTAGAGTTGAAACAGGTGAACCTTATATCATGTTTAAAGATAATGTTAATAAAAATAATCCTTTAGCATATGCTATGAATAATCTTGATGTAACTATGACTAATATCTGTACTGAGATTACCCTTCATACAGATGAAGAACATAGCTTTATTTGTTGTTTATCTTCCCTTAATCTTGCTAAATATGATGAATGGAAAGATACAGATGTTGTAGAAACTTCTATTCGTTTTTTAGATGGTGTAATGCAGGAATTTATAGATAAATCAAACGGTAAGGATTCAATGATCCGTACCCATAGACATGCTCAAAAAGGTAGAGCACTGGGTTTAGGAGTTATGGGTTGGCATTCATTCCTTCAAAAGAAAGGATTACCATTTAACTCTATTGCTTCAACAGCATGGACTCATACTTTATTTAGTGATATTAGACAAAAAGCAGAAGCAACATCAAGAGAATTAGCCCAAGAATATGGCGAACCTGTATGGTGTAAGGGTACGGGTATGAGAAATACTCACTTACTTGCTATTGCCCCTACTGTATCCAATTCCCGCTTAAACAACTGCTCAGCGGGTATTGAACCAATCCCAGCAAACATTTATACTTTTAATGGTGCTAAAGGAACATTTATTGTTAAAAATAAGGAACTTGAATGTTTATTAGAAAGCAAAGGACTTAATACTGAAAATATTTGGGATCAAATTTTAGCGGAAAATGGCTCAATCCAAAATATTTCGGGATTAACTGAAGAAGAAAAAGAAGTATTCTTAACATTCAGTGAAGTAAACCAACTTGAACTAGTAAGACAAGCAGCTATTAGGCAAAAATATATTGATCAAACACAATCTTTAAATCTTTGTTTTGATCCTACCGATTCTCCTAAATGGATTAATCAAGTTCATATGGAAGGATGGAAATTAGGAATTAAAACACTCTATTATCTCCGCACAGATAGCGTTATCAAAGGCGATTTAGGCAGTAGAACTGCTGATTGTATCTCTTGTGACGGTTAACGATATGTATTAATAACTTAAAACCCTTATATTATGGATAATTTAATTAATTTAATCAAAGAATTCTTTACGAGTGGCTTAGCTACTTTAAAAGGAATTTTCACCTTGAAGTGGTTAAACTTCAAAAACTGGAAGTCTTGGACCGGCTTAAGAGCTTTGTATTTATTGTTTGCTCTTTTATTAGGTTTAGGCTTAGTATTTAATTTTAATTTGTTTAATTGGGCTTTACCTACATATTTTGTAGTGTGTGCCTTCTTTAAAACAGAACCACTTTTAAAACTTTTAAATCGTTTCGGATTTACTCCGACTGAGCTATAATTCGTACATATTTATCAACAAAGGTTCCATTCTAAAGGTTTATGCCGGCGGGATGGAACCTTTCTGTATTTTATAAATAAAACGTTAATAAACAATAATGGCAAAAGAGTTAAATGAAGATACTGGATTTCACGTCAGTGTTAAAACCCTAGGAGGAATAGGAGTAAGTATAGCAACCGTTGTTAGTATGTGGTTTGCCCTCCAAGCTGATATAGCAGAAGCTAAAGAACTTCCCGCACCAACAGCCCCTGAAATAACAAGAATGGAATTTGACATGAAGGACCAATTAGTCCGTCAAACCATTATGACAACTCAGGAAGATGTCCAAGAACTTAAAGAAGATCTAGACAGAATTGAAGCCAAAATTGATAAATTAAATTAAGATGAAATATTTAGTTTCAATTTTGTTTTTTTTACTTGTTTCTACTAATGCAAGTAAACCTATTTTAGAAGAAAAACCACCTCTATGTGGTGATAATATATGTGTTGTACAATTCAATGCAGCATTTAATTCAGCAAATGAAGTAACTTGGTTAGAGGAATTAACAGACTGTTCTACTACTACGGTAGATATTATGGTTGATCCAAATTTACCACAAGATTATAAAATAGTTGTTGTACCTACAATTCTAGTATTAGAAGATGGAGAGGAAGTAGCGAGGTTTCAAGCCAACATTATGATGACTATGGAAACTACTCGTGAAGAGGTGCAAGAATCCATAGACGAAATCATAATGAGCAAATTTTAATGAAACATTTATTAACCTCCATTTTATTACTTATTGGTCTTACATGTTTGGCTCAGCCAACATACTTAGATCTTACAATTCAACTTGATAATTATCCCCCAGAAACGGCCTGGATAATAACACAAGGAGCTGATACAGTTGTTGTCAGTCCTAGTTATGCTGGTACACCACCTAGCACATTAGTTGAACAAAGAATATTCTTAAATTCCAATACTGATTATACTTTTACTATTACTGATTCTTTTGGAGATGGAATTTGTTGTGGGTGGGGAGAAGGATTTTTTCTTTCAGCTAATAATTGTGAAGGCATAATATTTGAAGACTATGAGTTTGATTCAAACATTGTCAGTTATAATTTTAATTTAGAACCCTGTGAAATTCCTACTTCAGATATAACTTTTAGAGTTAATTTAGCTAATGCACCCCCTGAAATAGAAACTCCTGGTGTATTAGGAAGTTGGAATGGTTGGCAAGTTATTCCTATGGAATACGATGAAGGTGATGAATGGTTTATAACTATTCCTATACAAGAAGGTAATTATTTATGGAAGTTTGCTGATTATAATGATCCTAGTATACAAGAATTACCCGTAGGGGTTGATGGTAATTCTTGTTTTTTATTTGATGGTAATGGATTTGTAAATAGAACTTTGGATGTAATTGAAGAAGAAAACCAATTACTACCAAATTATTGCTGGGAGTCATGTTTACCATGTGGGGCAATACCTGGATGCACAGATTTTGGTGCTACCAATTGGAATCCTTGGGCTAATTACGATAATGGTTCTTGTATAACCCAAAACACAGAGTGTGCCCCTGATGAATCTTTACTTGAAATAATAGTAACTCCTGATCTTTTTGCCGGAGGAGAAACTAGTTGGCTATTATATGGTCCTAATGACCAAACTTATGCCACCGCTCCTTTAGGTACTTATGCAGGTTCACCCGCTGGGATCCCAATATCTAATACAGTTTGTGTTACTTTAGGAGGTGAGTATGATTTAGTAATAGAAGATACTTATGGAGATGGATTATGTGGCTCCTGTTTTTCTAATTCAGATATTAATGGTAATATTGAAGTTTTAGATTGTAATGGAGACCTATTATGGAGTCTTTTAGATGAATACCCCAACGGTAATTTTGGATATATTACTACTTCAGCTACTTTTTCTCCTCCAACATCATGTGGTTTAATTGAAGTTATTGCGGGTTGTACTGATCCTAATTATGTTGAATATAATCCTGAAGCAACTACTTTTTTAGCAGGATCATGCATAACACCAGTAGTAGTAGGATGTACTGATTCTACCCAATTTAATTATAATCCTGAAGCTAATACTGAAGATATTATAGAATCTTGTGAATTCACTTTAACTATTACAGATGGGGTTGGAGATGGTTGGTTTGGTAGTTGGTTAGGTATTTGGCAATTTGGATTTAATTCCCCACAATATCAAATGGGTCCTGATGATGGTACTGAATTATCATTTAGTATTAATTTAGATGCTACCCAACCCACTTATGTTTATTTCTTTGTAACACCCCAATCTATAGGAACAATACAACAATGTGGGTTTACATTAACTAATCCTGGTGGTGAAGTTATTATTGATGTCCCTTTCTTTAACATTATTCCTTTTATAAATGAAAGTGGTTGGTACAAGTACGAAATAAACCCTTATTGTGGTAACACTTGTGAACCCTATGTTTATGGTTGTCTTGATGAAACAGCTTTTAATTACATAGCAGGAGCCAATACTGAAGACAATAGCTGTTACTACAATCCGGGATGTACTAGCCCAGCATTTTTGGAGTACCATACTCAGGGATTTGTAGCTGATTATGATAATGGTGATTGTCAAGTATTAGCTGAGTTTGGGTGTATGGATAATACTCAGTTTAATTATAACCCCGATGCTACTGTACAATGGAATTCAGCTACTGATTCAACTAATCCTTGTGTTCTAATTGTAGAAGGATGCATGGATCCATTAGCACTTAATTTTAATCCATTAGCTAATGTAAATAATTTTGATTGTGTAAATGCTATTTACGGTTGCACAGATCCTGAAGCATTTAATTATAATGAATTAGCTAATGTAAATAATGATTCATGTGAAGATGTAGTAGAAGGATGTACAGACCCAACAGCATTTAATTATAATTCTGAAGCCAATACTGAAAATTTTAGTTGTGAACCATTTATTTATGGTTGTACTGACCCACAAGCTGCTAATTATGATGAAGAAGCAAATACTGATAATGGTACTTGTGAAACCGTATATGCAGGATGTACTAACCCCGTAGTTGAAGCATATAATTTATTAGATTTAGAAAATGAATGTTTTGCTTGGGTTATAGACGTTAGCCCAAGTTGCTGTAATAGTGAATGGGCTAATGGGTGTCAAGAATTGTATAATTACTGTGATGAAAATACAATAACTAATATAATTGAATATGGTGAAAATGAAATCATAGTATTCCCCAACCCAACAAATGACATCATTAATATCGCAAGTAACTTGCAGATAAATGCAGTACTTTATAATGCTATTGGACAACCTGTAGCAGAAGTACCTAATGTTAAACAAATTGATATGAGTGGGTTTGAAAGTGGAATTTATAATTTAATTCTTACACATAATGAATTACAATTTGTTAAAAAAATCATCAAACAATGAAAAAGCTTTTAATTACTTTATTATGTTGTGTACCTCTTTTAGCACAAGCCCAACAACTTAAAAACTGGGGTAAACAACAACTTAAATTTGCTACTTTTTATACTGCTGTAACAGGAAATAATTCATTGGCAGATGTTAGCGTTTATTCATTAACTCAACCTTCTTTAACAGAAGAAACTATATCTACTCCTTTTGATTATACTTTAGCATTTGGTGTTAGAAAAATTGCCCGTTTAGATTACGAAAATAGAAAAAACGTATTTTACAATGGTACTGAAAGTTCAGTTTCAGATGCTGCTACAGTAGGTAATGTAGAAGGTTTAGAATATTTATTTGAATTTGATTATAAAAGGCAACAAGGAAGTAAATTTGTAGATCAACAACATTTTTTAAGATATGTTCATGATCATTGGATATTAAAAGTAGAGTATGTTCAAGATGGATTTGCTGATTTAAAATATTTTGAAGCCTCACAACGTTATAGATATAACGTAGCCAAAGAATTTTCTTTAAATTTAGGCTTAGTTCAACGTTTCTCAGAACCTTATGGTTTTGATCCTTTAGATGGATTACAATCCTCTGAGGCCCTTGCTCTTTTAATTAACGAAGTAGGATATACTACAAATTTTCAAGGAAAATGGACTCATCCAAATGGTAATGTTGTAGCCTCTACTGATGAAGAATTTAAATTAGTAGAAGCCCCTAAGGCTTTAAGTGAATATGTTGATCAAGAAAGAGCATTATTACCTTACCAATGGAATCATTCATTAGTAATAGGATATGATTATTACCACTATACTAAATCATTTTGGCTTCACTCTTGGGCAAGTGTGTTACCTCTTCATGTAAGTGCTAAAAATGAATACTCATATACTAACGTTGTTGATGGTAATACTTGGTTTGACTACACAGGTGGGTTAATTTTAGGATGGCAGGTAAATAAAAGATTAGGATTATTTTCTGAAGGAAAATACCATAAATACTGGAACCGTGTTTGGCATGATTTTTCAGTCGGTTTTAATTATAGAATAATTTAAAACAACATAACAACATGGCATTCTCAGATATTTTTAAAGACGAAAACGACATTAACGAAAAATCAGTAGTAGGTTTTTCAGCATTTGCAATTATGACAATTTTTGCATTAGTAGACTTAGCAACAGGTTACTTTGGAAAAGATCTTGTTATTAATGAAGCCATTTATAACTCATTTGTTATTATAACATTAGGTAGCTTCAGTATAGCAGGCTTAGAAAAATTTGCTAAGAAATAATGTACGAATATAACGCAATTGTTGATAGAGTAGTTGATGGAGATACTATTAAATGTACTGTTGACTTAGGTTTTAGCACCTGGAAAAAAATAACAGTAAGAATGGAGGGAATTAACACTCCCGAATCTAGAACCCGAGATTTAGAAGAAAAAAAATTAGGTTTAGCAGCAAAAGATAGACTAAAAGAAATCCTAGAACTAAATAATAATAAATGCCTTCTTAAAGTATCAGGTTTAGGCAAATTTGGCAGAGCTTTAGCTACAGTTCATGTTGCAACACTAACCCCTACTCCTGGTGAATCTTCTTTAACTCTTATTAATGTTAATCAACAACTCATTGTTGAAGGACATGCAAAAGAATATTACGGAGGTAAGAGATAAATTTGGATTCTAACATATTGGTGCGTATATTTACATTATGACGCATTCAATAGAGGTTATTGAAAAGAATTTATCAAAGCTCCAAAAACTTAATTACAATCAATTTTTTTGGTGGCGACGTTGGACCCGTTTAGGTAAAGCCCTTCATAAATATTCTCCATTAATCGATAAAATTGAAAATGGTGATTATAATGATAGTCCTTATCGTTGGCAAATTTATTATTGCGATTGGGAAATTGAACAAAAACGTCTTTCAACTGATGATATAAATGAATGGGCACATGACACCACAATTGATCGTAACCGCAGACGTCGTTTACGTGAGGATCATGAAAAGTATGAAAAAGAAAATCTTGCTCAATTACAACGTGATTTTCTCAACACGTTTAAAATGACTCGAGAAGATTATGAAAATGATTTACTTGAATTTGATGGTACGCTAAAGGCGTTTTATATTCAATGTATATCAAAATACCATAAGTTTAATAATGTGACGAAACCACGTCGGGGTCGTCCACCCAAAATTCAAGTTGATCCTGTTGACTCACCATTTTAATGAAAGTATCACACGAAGTACCTGTAGCATATTTAGAAGCTAGTCTTGAGTTTAATGATTACGATTACCTTCTCCCTCATTTATATGATGAATATGAGGGGTATAGGGAATTTTTTAATACTAACAAAGACAGGTATGTTATAATGGATAATTCTCTACATGAGTTAGGTGTACCTTACTCAAAGGGAAGAATGATTTCTATTATTGAAGACATTAAACCTAATGAATTTATAGTACCAGACGCTTGGGAGGACCATATTAAATCTATGCGAAATGCTAAAGAATGGAGTTTTATTGAACTACCAGAATCTGTAACTAAAGTTGCTGTTGTGCAAGGTAAGTCGTTACATGAGGTAATAAAGTGTTATCAAACGTATAAATACTTAGGTTACACCAAAATAGCATTTTCATATGGGGCTAGTTATTACAACGAAGTATTCCCACATCCTAATAAAGACATAGGCAAAGCTTTAGGCCGTCAATTGGTAATTAGTAAAATGATTAATATGGGACTTATAGGAAATTCTGATAGAATTCATCTTTTAGGTTGTTCTTTACCACAAGAGTTCTTATATTATAAGGATATAAAACAAATTGAATCTATTGATACATCTAATCCTATTATGGCATCATTTGATGGTGATACTTATAAAAATTGGGGCTTAGATAAAAAACCTAAAACTAAAATTGATGAAGTTGTAAACACAGAATTTAACTCTGATGTATTTAACTCAATCAAACACAATACAACATTTTTTAAATTTATAAATAACATTACATGAAACAAGCAGTATTGTCACTAAGTGGAGGTATGGACAGCTCCACAGTGTTACTTCATCTACTTGCCAATGGCTATGAAGTTACTTGTCTTTCTTTTGATTATGGTCAAAAGCACAGAGTAGAACTTGAACGAGCCCATTCACTAGTAGATTACATTAATAGTAATTCTACTTACTTTAGTACTATGACAGATGGTTCTTCTCCTACAGAAGAAAAACAAATGTATCCTAAAGTAAAATATGGAGTAATTAAACTTGATGGTTTAGCTCCTATGCTTAATAGTGCCCTTGTAGAGGGTGGAGATGAAGTACCTGAAGGTCACTACGAACAGGAAAATATGAAGGAAACAGTTGTTCCTAATCGTAATAAAATCTTTTCATCAATTATTCAAGCTGTAGCATTATCAATCGCAAATGAAAAAAATACAGAAGTACGTATTGCAATGGGCATTCATGCAGGTGATCACGCGATCTATCCTGATTGCAGACAAGAATTCAGGGATGCAGATTATATTGCCTTCACCGAAGGTAACTGGGACGCTAACCGCGTTAGCTATATTACCCCTTATCTCAATGGGGATAAGTTTGATATACTTAAAGATGGAGTCAAATGTTGTGATGAGCTCGGACTTGACTTTGACACAGTTTATGCTAATACAAACACTAGCTACAAGCCCATTAACATTGATGATACTTGGTATAGCGATTATAAATCAGCGTCTTCGGTTGAAAGGGTTGAAGCATTTATTAAATTGGGCAGACCCGACCCAGTATCCTATGCAGATGAGCAAGGAGTTGTTAATTGGGAAGCTGTACGAACGCATGTTGAACAAATTTTAAACGCAGCCTAATGTATCAATCAACAAAAATATTCGATGGATTTACTTGTGTATTTCGTCAATGGAAAGCAGATAATACCCACTGCAAATTCCTCCATGGCTATGGAGTAAGTTTTAAAATCTGGTTCCAGGGTGAACTTGATGAAAAGAATTGGGTTTGGGATTTTGGTGGTATGAAACGTGCTAAAACCCAAATTGATGGTATGAATCCTAAAGCATGGATGGATTATACATTTGATCATACCTTTATTGTAGCTGAAGATGATCCCTTCCTAGAATCATTTAAAAGGATGGATGAAGCAGGGGTAGCTCAAGTACGAGTCCTCCCAGCTACTGGAGCAGAAAAATTTGCCCAATATGTGTTTGAAAAAATAGATGCTTTTGTTAAAGAAGAAACAAATGATCGAGTTAAAGTAAGACAAGTCGAATTCTCAGAACACGGAAAAAATAGTGCTATATTCACTAGAGAACAAACTAATATCTAATGCCAAATAAACGAATAGAAGATTATAATAAAGTACTTCCCATTGTAGAAGTATATAGATGTGTCCAGAGTGAAGGTAGTAGATTTGGTAGACCAACTATTGCGATTCGCACTACGGGGTGTACCCATAGGTGTTGGTTTGGTGAGGGAGGCTGGTGTGACTCCTTTTATACTTCGATCCATCCCGAAAAAGGCACATTTACATTTAATGACATAATTGATATTTATGATAAGAACTCACATGTAAAAGAAATGATGTTAACTGGTGGTTCTCCCACAATGCATCCTGCTTTAGTAAATGAACTTACACACTTTGCCAACGAAAGAGGAATCCTTATTACAATCGAAACCGAAGGATCACATTTTGTTCCTACTGATTATCCGATTGGTCTCATATCTCTTAGTCCTAAGTTTTCTAATTCCCGTCCTCGTGTGGGTATTACTACTCCCGGTGATAAAGTTGTTGATGAAAGGTTTGTCGCTCAGCATGAGAAGTTTAGGCTCAATTATGAAGCTATAGAACAAACCCTCCAATTCCATGATGATTATCACTATAAACCAGTGTGGGATGGAACTGATGAAAATTTAGTTGAAATTGAAGACTTTAGGGTTAAGATGAATATCCCTAAAGATAAAACTTATGTAATGCCTGCTGGCGATACTCGTGAAACATTGATTGAAATGTATCCTAAAGTATTTGAAATGGTAGCAGAACATGGTTATAACATGACAGGTAGAGATCACATTATTGCCTATGATACTGAAAGAGGGGTGTAAATAAAACAACATACTAAAATTTAAAAGGGACGCATTACTGCATCCCTTTTTTATATTTATAATCGCAACTGGGTTATCACTAAAGGTTTTTATAAAGGTAAATCCTTAGTAAAAACTTAATGAAATATTTTTCCTTTTTAATCTTTACACTTTTAAGTATAGTAGGAGTGGCCCAATGTGAAGTTCACATAGTTCCTGGATCCTCTATTGTATATGACCACAATCCTGGTATTTCTTTTGGATTCGAAATTCAAAATGATAGTGATGTATCATACACTGGCGGTACTTTAGGTGTAAATTTTCTCCTGTGTAATGACGATCTTTGGAATTTTGAGTTGAATGGGTTTGGTATAATTTTACCTGGTAACAGTAAATATATTGGAACCCCAGTTTTTGACATTCCTTTACCAGAAAATGCACAAGATTGGTATTGTTATGGTGAACCAGACAATCCCGATAACTACTTCCCATGGTATTTGTACTTAGATGGGCAAGAGTGGGTAGATTTAAATGGGGATAATCAACCCCAATCAAACGAATATTGTTGGGATGCTGTTACGGATCCTACACAACCTAATGGGTATTTCAATAATCCTTTAAGCCAAGGATGCGACAACCCTGATGGGGATATTTTCTGTAACGATGGGTGTAATATAGAAGTAGTTGATTTTAATTTAGAAACCGGAGAGTTAACTATAATTCCTTATTCTACTTACTGCCCTAATAACAACTCTCCTATTTTTGAAAATCAATACCCTTTTGATAACCCATATGTTTTTGGTTTCCAATTAAATTTTAATTGGGGTAGTGATCAAATAGATGTTAGTGTAGGAAATCAAAATATTTACCAATCAAGTGATACTATTATATTAAATTTAAGCACCCTTTTAAATAATCTTGCTTATCAAAATATGATAGAAAACATAAATGAGGGAGAATTTTGTGATTTGGTATTTACTCTTTATAACATAAACAACACAGGTGGGCAAGTATGGCAGGCACCTGATAACCAAACTACTGAATTAATTAATTTATGTCCTGTAGTTGATGATTATGTAGATTTAGCTTTAGATACAATTTTATATGATGTAGGCTGCGATGGGTTAGATGCATATTGGAGCCCAACTTTTTATTTTATAAACGAAGGTGAAGTTCCTATAACAGAATTTTGTATAACTGAAGATATATTAGGAACTCTAGCTGGTGATGATACAACTTGCTATGATAATCTTGCTATCCCCCCAGGAGAAACTTATGAATTAGAATGGCCTAACATGTATGAATGGGGAGTTCTAACTGTTAGAATTATTGATGTAAATGGTGAAAGTGAGCAATCATGGAATGATTTTGGGTTGGATGATGATATTGGAGATAACATGTATGTTCAAATTGTAACAAATGAACCTAACTGTGAACCCGAAGAAATCCCTGGTTGCACTATAGAACAAGCCTGTAATTACAACCCAGAAGCAACAGTAAATGATGGTAGCTGCGATTTTGAATCTTGTGTTGGTTGTATGGACCCAGAAGCTTCAAATTACGATCCCGAAGCAACTATTGATAGTCCTAATACATGTGTGTATGATACTTTAGGATGCACTGATGAAACAGCATTCAATTATAACCCCCTTGCCACAGTAGATGATGGTAGTTGTATACCTGTAATTGTGGGATGTATGATACCTGTAGCATTAAATTATAATCCTGATGCCAACACTACTTGTGTTCCTATAGACGAATGTTGTGTTTTTCCTATCGAAGGATGCACAGACCCTGAAGCAACCAATTACAACTCAGAAGCTAATGTAGATGATGGTTCATGTAAATATGATGTTTATGGGTGCACAGACCCCGAAGCATTAAATTACAACCCTGAAGCTACAATTGATGATGGAAGTTGTATTTACGAAGATAACTGCACTGGTGTATTTGCTCCTAATACCTTTACTCCTAATAATGATGGTGTAAATGATATATGGACTTTAGTAACAGATCCTTCATGTTGGTTAGATTGGCAAATTTTAGTATATAATAGATGGGGCCAATTAGTATGGGAATCTACCATACCAGGAGAAATATGGGTTGGTTCTTATTCTAAAGGAAACCACTATATAGCAGATGGGATATATATTTACGCCGCTAAAGGGACAGGTTACAATCCTAATAATACATTCCAAAAATCAGGATATATAACAATTTTTAGATGAACTTGGCAATTTAACAAATAAGTCATATATTTACTTCTATGAGTAAAAAAGAAATAGAAGTTATTAGTACTAAAATTATAGAGGCAATTAGTAAAACTACTAATGATTATGATGCCAAAGATCAAATTAAAAAAATCTTAAAAGAAGTTATAAGTTAAATGAAAGTTACTTTATTAAATGTTACTCCAAACGCTGAAGACCATATTGTGGAAGTGGCACGTGTATCTAGTTCACGTAAGAATAAGAAAGATAAACCAGAAGGCCTTCTTCGCTACTTGGTACAACACAAACACTGGAGCCCGTTGGAGCATGGGCATGCCACGTTCGAAATCGAAACCTCCAAGGCAATCGGTATTCAACTCATCCGACACCGTTCTTTCGCTTTTCAAGAATTTAGTCAACGATATCAAGATGTTAATCGTTTGGGAAATATCTTCGAACCCATTGAATTACGGGCGCAGTGCGAAGACAACAGACAAAGTTCAACAGAAATAATAGACCCTAATTTATATCGAGAAGTAGGATTACCTGGCAAAGAAATGCCTGTTAAAGCATCCCAAGTAATTAATAATCACTTACGTAATGCTCATAGTCTTTATAATGATCTTTTAGAAGCAGGAGTAGCACGTGAACAAGCTCGTATGGTTCTTCCATTAGCTACTACTACTAAAATTCATATGACAGGTTCTATTCGTTCTTGGATTCATTTTTTAGAATTACGAGATGATGAACATGCACAAAAAGAAATCCAAACGATTGCAAAGGAGATAAAGCGTATATTTATTTCTAAATTTCCAATAATTTCAAAAGCTCTTAATTATGAATAAACCCGATATGCAGTTAGAAGTTGTTAGATTTTCTAGTGAAGAAGATTCAACAAATGGTCTATTATTTGATATAACAAATGGCCAACGTAAATTTTTATCCTATACTTTAGAAGATGAATATCGAGATGTAGAAGGAGGAAAAAAAGTAATGCATGAAACTAGAATACCAGCTGGTACTTATAATATCACTCTCCGTACTGTAGGAGGTTTTACTGCTAAGTATGCTGAAAGATATGGTGATATGCATAAAGGTATGCTTTGGGTACGTAATGTTCCTGGGTTTGAGTATATCCTAATTCACACAGGTAATACTGATGAACATACTTCTGGATGTTTACTTGTAGGAGATACTCAAACTAATAATCAAACTAAAAAAGATGGATTTGTGGGTTCATCAGCCAATAATTATAAAAGAATTTATCCACCAATTGCTGAAGTAATTGAAAATGGAGGACTTGTTACAATCACCTATACTGACTTTGATAGTATAGACTAAATAAAGTGTTTTAATACAATTAACCAAGTTATACACACAAAAAACCAAATTATATGAAAAATTTATTTTTAACCCTTACATTAGCTTTGGGTATGGCTATTACAGCCAATGCTCAAAATGCTCAAGGAGATTGGTACTTAGGTACCGGTGATATCTCTGGTACATCTTGGACTGATTTAACTTTAACCCCTAGTGTTGGATACGCTTTTAGTGACGACATTATGGTGGG